GGTATTGCTGCAGATAACTGCACTAAATACGACGGCGAAACTGTTGAGATAGACATCATGATGATCGCTGAACCTCGTAAAGTAAGCAAAGACGACTTGGAAAGAATGGTTGCTCAAGCAAACGACCTGTGAGGGTGGTTTGAGTGCCAGCCAGTAAAGTCGCAAAGTCGGTATTAAGTTCACCTGCAGGTAAGAAATTTCTTGCTGGTGTCGGTGCATCAGTAGTCGATGAAGTATTAGATAATCCTGTAGTAAGTGCCGCAGAAGGTGCAGTCCTAGGTTTTGCAGTTGGAGGCCCTATCGGTGCAGCCGGTGGCGGTATTGCTGGCTGGTATCTAGCAGATGCAACTACCGTTGTACCTGTCGACATGATAGCAATTCCAGCCTATCAAGCATACATGCTGCAAGGAAGTCCAGCCTTTCAAATATTCATAAGAGCAGGTGAAACTATTGTTGCTACTGGCGGTAATGTCGAAGATGTGCAGCAAGTTGTTCAAACACCTATGGAAACTAAGAAGAAAGTAAAGTTATCTAAGTGGAATAAGTATGTTAAGAACAAGAAGAATCATATCCGTTACAAGTCCGGCAAAAACAAAGGTAAGTTAGATTTAAAGAAAATGGCTAAGTCTGGAGGCTTTGGCAAAAAAGGAGGTCGCAAGTAATGCCAATCATAGAAATGAGAGAATCATTAGGTTCTACTGATGTACAAATTAAGAAGGGAGAAAAACTAGCAGTAATACAAAAGCGAATTAATTTGAAGGAAGGTAGTTTTCAACGAAACATGTTGCAAATGGATTTATTTTTCGATGATTACCCTCAGGTATTAGGTACTCCATCGCCAAAAGATTTTCAGGGTATAATTGAATTCTTTGTAACACCTACTCCAATTATTCTAACTACTGAGACTGTAAGGCTTGCACCTAATGCAGGACCATTGGCATCAAACCAACTAGTTTTATTCAAAGCAATTTTGGAAGGATCACAAGTTACAAGGTTCCCTCAGGATTTCTTGGCTACAAATGCAAACTTTCCGTTTTTCCATGATCAGTTATTCATAACCATGGTTTTTCATCGATATGAAGATGATGCTGAAGAGTTTGTGAGATTTGCCGCATCATTCTATATGTCATACAGTGAAAAGAAGATTCCATCATATCGTGCAGCAATGGGCGTTATTAGTGAAAGATTTGCAAGTATGCTGGCAAAAGCACAGACTAACGGTAGAACTTTACAAAATGTTACTGATTTAGCAGGCTCTTTTATTCCTGCATATAATTGGGGTGGAATCAGACCGGAATATATGGTGAATGGTCAAACTTTAACACAATTCTTTTTGAATCTTGATTCTCAAGCATCAGAACAAATGCAAGGTACAGGAACTTTGAGAACCTTTGCTGCTCAAGCGCGACAGATGGTATCAAACCCCGATGCTTTCGGATCCATTGGTGGAAGTCAAGGTTCGATTCCGGATTGGTTTGTTTCAATATTGCCAAAAGGTGTAGAAGCAGGCGCGGTTAGACCACAATTTCCACCTAGAGTTACACAAGACAACCCTGCGGCTGCGGGACTTGGCAATATTTTGATGGTGTGAAGTATGACAAGTCATGAAATCTTGAAAGAAATCTTGAAACTGTTAAAGAGGATGGAAAAGAAGTGGAAGCAATAGCACCCATCGACAAACAACAAAACGAAAGAATCGTTTGGTGTGAAAGGTTGCTTTATCTTATTGTGCTTTTACAATTCCCACAAATAGCATCTCTACTTTAGATGTTCAAAGTCAACAGAATTGACCCAACCATATTGTGAGATTATAGCGCGCACGAGAAAGTTAGGACAATCTTCTCTCCTGGCTAATGCGGCGGCAAGACTTTTTGTTGAAGTGTCTACAACTGCCGGGGCAGCATCGGATACAATGTGTAACTTTTCTTTTACTGCTCTTTCAATCCATTCCGATCTAGATTGTGACCACGATAAATCATGATTTAATTTTTGAATCAAACTTGCTGTAAGATTAACAGATATGATTTCTTTTTTTTCTGCTGAGGGTTTTCTTGGTCTGCCTACTTTCTTCATCTAATCCACTCCTGAACAATCATCCTCGAATAATACCCGTTCGTACGGCCACATAATTGACACATTGGCTTTGATGCCATACATTTGATAACTATATTGTAACATCTTTGACATTGGTATTGTTTCCATTGTTGAATCACTTAATCCACCCCTTGTCAATTGCATCTGCTACTTGTCCACTTGCTCTGTATGCGTCTGATAATTTAACAATCACTTTCTCAACAGGTGTACCGTTAAATTTAGTATGTTTTAATCTAATTAAATAGATTATATCTTGTATTCTATCATCAATGTCCTGCCAAAATTGGATATCTTTTTGCTCCATGGCTAGTCCACGGAGTTTTAGTATATTAATTAGATTATTAAAAATATTATTGAGGTCGCAAAACACATGACTAAGCATGATTTTCAATCATTTTACCGTCATTTCGACATGCCCGTATAGCGATGAAGGACAGAAGTAAGATAATAAACCTCTTCCTATCATGATAGGGTATGGCTAAAGCAAAAGGCGATATCATTTTGAGAGACAGACTACAATTTACTCTTGATGGTAGCGGTAACAGAAGTGTAAATTATGGAAGAATAGATCTAAGCGATTATGTAAATGTAGTTCGTGACCAAGGATTACAAGTAAAAGAAATCACATATCAAATGAGAAAGACCGGTCCCGGTGGCAACAGTCCGGCTTTTGACCCTGTTCTATCTGATGCGACAACTTCTTTTGCATCGATGGTAGTCTTTGCCACTACTACTGCTTACGAGGACGCTAACGATGTCGGTATTGCTTCACCTAATGTTCTTAACAACTACACTTTAACAACTACTAGAGAAGGCGAATTAACTGATGGCGCACTATGGGAAAATCAAGAAAGGTTCCGTGGAGTATACGACCTTCACCCAGATGGATATACTCTGGTAACAGATTTGCTTATCGGTATTGCTGCAGATAACTGCACTAAATACGACGGCGAAACTGTTGAGATAGACATCATGATGATCGCTGAACCTCGTAAAGTAAGCAAAGACGACTTGGAAAGAATGGTTGCTCAAGCAAACGACC